CCATGTCTCGTAAAATAGAGTCTACACTAAGTCCAGCTACTCCTCGTTCTCCAGCGGCTACAAAAGCTGTCGCTTTAGCCTCTCGTGTTTTACGGATAGATTCTTGGATCTTCTGTGCGGCTGCTACTTCCTCTTGTCCTTGCTGGACACGCATAGAGGACACTTCTTGAAGGTAACGCTGGCGTTCTGCCGCTGAAGCGTTCTTTTGGACTTTCGCTTGGGTCTTTGCTTGTTGCTTTTGCCCTGTTATTTGAAGCGCTGATTGCGCTACACCCATGTATACCGCCGTGCCTACAGCGGCAGCACTTGAGGATGAGGCTCCGAGGGCTGTTCCTATTGTTACTGGATCACACATATTATTTAGAGGGTATTATAAATTCAAAGAAGGGTTGATTGCTAAAGGTAAGTTTACGAATGAAGATTGCTCCACAGAACTTGAGCCACTTTAGGGCTACGTGGTTATCCTCATGGACAAAGTTAAAGGTTGCGCCATAAGGCTTGGTTAATCGTTGAGTCCACTCACGGGACGCTTTAAGGAAGTCATAGGAGTTATCAGAGACACCATCAGTGCCAAGACACCAGATGTACGCTTGGTTCTCTATCTGTCCGACACCAAACATAGCAAAGGGTACGTCATCAGCATCTAGGGCTGTCAGAGTAACGTCATCACTCTCTAAGCCACTCAAGAGCGCCTGACGGGGATCGTGACCCATACAGGCTATCTCTATCTGGTCTTCTTTACGCATATACGGATAGATGCGCTCTACGTGGTCGTGGGTAGCAACAACTACCTTACAAGACCCATGGGTACTTAGTATTTTATCCATATCGGTTAGAGCGGGAGTGAACAAAGGATTCAAACTCGGCGCTCTGGAATGTACTCGGAAGAGCACTCTCGTTTTCGATGGTGATGGTTGTATCCTGTGGCTTAGTGAACACAGGGAAGCGATAGAAGCCACTGTCGAGGCTCAGAGAACCAAGTACAGATGAACCTACAACATCAGGAGTAAAGATGTTCTCATAGGTATCACGGAACTTAGGGGTCACCTTAACTTTGAAGTAAGCTGATCTGTCGTAATAGATGGAACCATTACGGATCATCATCTTGGCAGCATTAGAGGGACTCTTACCGTTGCCTGCTTTGGCTTTGAAGAGTTGTTCAGAGAACGTATACTTCATTGTGTAAGGGATGCCTACCCAGACATCCGTATCGGAGGACACAGGGCTGCTGAGGGTGACTGTAGAGCCGCTATTGGTGCAGTTAAGGGCTAACCCATCAGTCGTGTAGACTTCCACTGAGTTGTCCTCTGGGGTGTACGGTAGGGTGATTGTATCAGAGCCATTGGTGACTGTGACTGCTACTCGGTTGTCTAGGTGAGTAACATAGCCAGCATCGTCCGATAGACCAGACTCCAGAGGCATCTCTACGAGGTTAGTTTCTCCGTTGTTGGTAATGAGTAAGAATAGAGATGAGTCAATGAACTCAATACCTCGTATCTCACCTGTGAAGGTAAACTTAGACCAAGCGCTCAGGACTTTCTGATTGTTGTTCCAGAAGTAATTGTAGATGTATAGGGAGCCCTTTTCGTTAGCACTGAGGAGAGCTATAACGTCCTCTGATGTAGTTCCAGCCATTGCGATGATGTTACTAGGAATGTAAGCGGGAACATGCTCAGTAACTTCTACAGCGTCGTAGGTCTCTGTATTCGCACTTAGAGCTAACTCACGGAGTCCAGTGTAGGATCCACGAGTAAAAGGGAAGTAGACGTAGGAACCTAGTGGAGTAGGAGACACAGAGTCATCCAAACTGAAGTTAGTTGTAGGAGACACTGAGACAGTCTTAGGTGTGAATAAGTCTCCACCTTTCATCACGAACTGCACGTTGTCAGCAAACAACATTAAGTTCTCTTGGAAGATAGTGGCAGATTTAAGCTTAGTGACCTTGGTGCTACTAACAGTGATGTCGATAGGCCCTGAGTCGAGCAGGGATGATACCGTGGTTCTGTAGAAGTTAAAGAACTCCCCAGCTTCGGAGAACACCACACTGTCATCGGTAATAAATCCTAAGCGATTTTTAAAGAATACAATGTCATTGATAGATTTACCAACAAATGATGGATTTGGATTTGTCTCCTCGTCCCCTGCTGCTCGCTTGGCATAGTCTAATGCAACAACCTCAAGTGTATTAAGGTTAGTGCTTCGGATAGTCATCGGCATAGAGTTTACGTCAAAGCCTTCGGATATATTAGGAGCTACGGTTTCTTCCCAAGCTCCGTCCCCGTAGTCTAGCCCACTGTGTGTGGTAAACTTCACCCAATAATTATCTTGGTCTAGGTCCGCATCTCCTACGACTTCTACTACAAAGTTATTAGGAGCTTTTGTAGGTAAATCCGCTAGTGAGTCGGTGCGTTTGTAAATACCTTTGATACCGCTTCCGCCTAACCCATCATCGGTAGTTAAGGAAAAATCACCCTCAACCTCATTATGCTCGATGATTATTGTATATCCTTCTCTGGTTGCTGTTAAGTGATTAGCACCAGCGGGGTCAAATATCGTATCACTATTAAAAGCTACTGTATGAAAATGGTAACCCTCATAGCTGTCATTTAATAACGACTTGGCAATGTTGTCTGTAGAGGCATCTGCTGAGACAGAGTTCCGTGTGCCGATTGTTGAAAATACATGGGTAGCCCCTGTCGCTATGTCCCCTTGCACTGTTAAAGACACGCTTGCATTGTAGTCGAATGCGAAATCACCTCCAGATACTTGCGTGTCGTGTTGTCCAAAAGTCCCTTGCTCGGTAATGCTTACGCTTCCAACTTTCTTAGTGCCGTTTCCCGTGCCATCATCCACTAATGTTATTTCAACAACAGGTTGAACCACTGTGTTAGCGTAAGTCCATTGCCCGTTAATGTAGCTGCCAAGGTCTCCGAAATCAATGTTTACGGTAAGTTCGGTGGGAGTCCCAGCGGGGTATCCTTCCCCAGCATTTGTTATGGATATAGCGTCAATGTAGAACATTTCCCACCCACTACCATAGTATTTATCTGATACGGTTACATCGAATGTAGCCACGGTAGAAGCAACGGCTCCGCTTATGTTGCCTCCAATAGTAACTTCGTATTTCTTCTCATAGTCTCCTTGAGCAATATAAACAAAGCCCTTCTTTTCGAGTGCTGGTGTCTTAGTTTGTGATAGAGAGACGCTGACTTCTTTATTTACTATGAATGTATTATCAGCCACCGTAAGGGCCTTTAGACTCTCTCTGGGTGTGCTTGTTTGAAGATAAGTTGGAGGAGTAAGAGCGGATGTGCTTCCATTCATTGAGCACTTAACACCAGTCACAATGTTCCAAGCTTCCATCCCCGAACCAGTGTGGATAACTACATACTTCTCGTTATCATCTCGATTGATAAAGTGAACAAAGCTATCAGCATCAATAGCTGTCTGCAACAACCTAGCAACGTGCCGAGTGTTAGGACGTTTCTTCAGTCCCTCTGCAACAGAGCTTAGAGCGTTTTCCTGCTCCTCGCATTGACCATCAAAACGAGTGGCATCAGGTTGCTGAGAGACACCTTGAATAAGGTTGGGAACACTAGTGTTAATTAAAGCCATTATGTAAGGTCGTAGTTACGGTTAATACCAATTCTGGTTGCTACATCGTAGCTGTCAAATATAGTCCGATCAGAGCTGCCACTATCAAAGTCCATGAGAGCCGCATAAGCTTTGTATTCATCACGAGCGATAAGTGCTTCTAGCTCACGAGAACCTACGATGCGACCTTGGAACACACGAGAGGCACGCAAGGTGATATAGCGACGAGCTGGCTCTGGTAGCGAGTCCCAATCTAGGAGACGAGTTTGGTTCACTTTGAGATCCGAGGTGAACACTGTGGTGTTATTAGAACGATCAAAGAGACTTAAACCGCGCTGTACGACATCTATTGAAGTGTCGATTGGGTCTAGCTCAAGGATGTCCCCTGAGAGGGTTATAGTGCCATCCCCAGCAGGGCTCAGGGATACATTTACTTCTGTGTTGAATTGCCAACCATCTGACTGAACCGCACGACTAATCTCATCAAGAGCAGAGATAGCTGTAGCAGCGGAAACAGGGAGTGCGTTGGTGTTACTGATACTGTTCACAGGTGACTCACCAATGTGTCCTAGCATCGAATTTACTGCTTCTAGTTTAGATGTCAGAGTAGGCATATTATTACTTTGTTAAATATTGAATGGCGGCTTTTAGGCGCTCAGGGTTGTCTTTGAAAAGTCCGAGACCAGTATTGCAGGAACTACAGAGGAGACCTCTAACGGCTCCTGAAGTGTGACAATGGTCTACGAATAAGTGTTTGTGCGTGTCTTCTTGGGTCGGGGAGGGGGTGTCAGTACCACAGATAGCGCAAACACCTTTTTGAGATTCTAATAGTGTGTCATATTCTCCAGCTTCTAATCCATAAATACGTTTCCATGCTTCTTCGGAACGACACCTCTTGCATTGGTTTCTTTTACCATCAGGCGAGTAAGTTCTATTATGGAACATATCCAGAGGCTTAACCTCATTACACTTATTACACTGTTTAGTTTCTTTCAAAAATTAGGTGGGTTATGTGTTTTAAAAAGAGCCCCAAGGGGATTGTCCCAAGGGGCTCAATGATTAAGTGTTAATTACTATGCAGGAAGAACCTTCACAGCGCACTCAGGGCGAAGTGGCGCGTGCCCCATTGCATATTTAGCAACGAACAATGTACCTTGGCGTTGGATTTGGTACTCACTTTCAGTAGCCAAATCAAGCAACTTAACAGTACCGATAGCTTCCTTAGTACCTGCAAGGAATCCCTTAGCAGATGCTGTGCCGCTAAGA